TGTGATTGTACTTCCTTCATATGTAACTGGAATAGCAGTAATATTTGTAGGGAAAGCTTCAATCATTCTATAAGTTAATGATGGAACATTGCCAAGTTGATTAGAAACATTAGTAAGATTTCCTGGATTTTTTAAAAAGTTTCTTTCAAATTTTACTATAGATATAGTTCTTTTATATGTGTTTGGATATCTAAATCTGAAAAAATCTGTTCTATCTTTTGCATCACCTTGACCACTTCGAGTTCCAGGATAAACACCATTTTTACCATAAATTGGATTGATATAATTCATCCATTCTTCAAATAATCTCAACATTCTATAGTCTTTATCAACATAAAAAGTCATGGTAAATGGAGCATAAACTCTTCTATTTGGAAACCTTTCCAAAACTCCCTGACGACTTCCTATTTCTTCAATGGTATCAAAAGTTGCACCAGGTAATGCAGCATCAGAACAATAAAAATTATAGTACTCATTTATTTCTGCATTATCAGTCAATCCAACTTGATTTAAATATTGACTTAAAAAGTCTCCAGCATTTGTCAAGTGTAAAGCAACTTTAAATTGACTTGTTACCGATAATGCACCAAAAATTTCTAATGCACCTGGAAGATTAACACTACCATCAGTTCTTCCAGTAGTTTGCTTTATGTATAATGGTCCTATATCTGGTTTACCTTTGCCTTGCTCCTGAGCCATCTATAAATACAATAAACCTTTTTAGTATTTATGGTGCATAAGGAAGATCGGTCATATTTTTAAAAAGTTAGATATAAATATAAGGGAGATCCTACACAACAATATGTTTGTTTATCAAATAGTCAATAAAATCAATAATAAAAAATATATTGGCATAACATCTAGATCATTGAATAAAAGATTTAATGAACATAAAAAACAATTAAATTGTGGGATAGCATCAGCACTGGTAAAATACGGAGAAGAAAATTTTTATATAGAAAAACTAGAAGAATGTAAAAATTGGGAAGACTTGTTGGAAAAAGAAAAATTATGGATTAATAAAATAAATCCAGAATATAATAAAACTTTAGGTGGAGAAGGATTATTAGGATTTAAACATTCAAAAGAAACTAAAGAAAAAATAAGTTTAAAAAATAAAGGAAAACCTACTCCAGATCCAAATGGTGAAAGATTAAAAGAATATAGAGAATTACATGGAAATTTTTGGGTTGGAAAAAAACATACGGAAGAATATAAAAAATTAAAATCTATAGATAGATTAAATTACTATAAAACAGAAAAAGGAATAAAACAAAAAGAACAAATATCAAAAACTTTAAAAGAAAAAGGAATAAAACCTCCCAATAATACTTTAGGAATAACAAAAGGGACATCCTGGTGGAATAATGGAAAAATTAATAAAAGATCAGTCGAAAGTCCAGGAGATGATTTTATGCCAGGAAGAATAAAAGGTAAATGGAAATGGAATAAAAAGAAATGAAAAATTATATTCAAGGAAGATATTCACCAAAACTACCAGAAAAATATAATGGAAATCCATGTGAAATATATTATAGAAGTTCATATGAACTCAAAATGTTTCAATATTGTGATTTAAATGAAAATATAATTTATTGGGAAAGTGAAGAAAAAATCATTCATTATCTTGATCCAATTACTGGAAAATATAAAAGATACTTTCCAGATATATTCATCAAATATAAAGATAAAACTGGAAATATAAGAAAAGCACTTATTGAAATAAAACCAGCTAAAGATTTAATAGAACCTGAAAAAAATCCAAAAAGAAAAACCAAATCATGGGTATATAAAGTTCAAACGTGGGTGAGGAACAATGCAAAATGGGAAGCAGCTAAAAAAACATGTGAGCAAAATGGTTGGGAATTTCGTGTATTTACTGAAAAAGAATTAGGAATAAAATAATGATCTCAGAAGATATAACAAAAAGAACTGGTGGAAAATATCAAAGTGGAAATTGGTGGACCAATGCACTTATGAATGAATTGAGTTCATATCAAAAAAAGAATATAAATGAGTTAGATACCTATTTTATATCACCGGGAGATCTAGTATTCTTCTTATATTCTGCACAATATCCACAAAAATATCAATTCTGGGATCAACATCCATTAGTCTATGTGATTGAAGTAAATCCAAGAAAAGGTTTATTTTTAGGATCAAATGTTCACTACTTAAGTCCAGCATACAGAGGTGCTGTCACTAAATCTTATCTAAATAAAAAAGGAACTGTAAATGCACCCAGAAAAACATTAAAGAATTACCTTTTTGGTAATGTAGTTACTGATTTCTATAAAGTTCCCGAAGAAGATTGGGAGGGTGTTTCATTATTACCAACTGAAAGTTTTGTTGATAAAAAAGGACAAAAAGTTCCCAAATATAAAGTTTGGGATTATCCAGATTCACTTTCTTCCCCATAATGGCATATCAATATCTAAATGACAATCGATATAGATGTGAAACATGTGGTCCACTTGGACTTCAACTTGCATTGCAATATGACCCCAAAACTGGAGACTATAGGTTAGTAGAAAAAAATCTATTGGGAACTGGGTCAGCAGTATTCTATCAGAATGGTGTATGGTACTCTGATGCAATAAGAGATCCAAAATTATTTGAGGATGGGGATCCAAATAAACCAACAGCATTATCTAGACAACTAAGTGAAAATCTTAGAAAAGAAGTGTATTCTGCATATCAAGCTTATGGTGGACAAAATAAAGGAAATAAAGTAAACAACTCTGCATTACCACAAAATCAAAAAGCAGATCCTGGAGTAACAAATGCATATCCTGGAACTTCACCTACAGTCCCAGGTCCACTTTCTGCTCCACCTGGACAAGGAAATTTATTAGATCCAGGATTGTCTATAGATGTTACAGAATATTTTGGTGGTGATAATTTAAAAACTATAGTAAAAGATAAAGCAAATTTATTATATCCATTAGATATTTTAAAGACACAACAAGATACACTTCAAATCACACAATTTACATATAAAGCACCAAGGGGTGAAACATTTTTAACTAATAAACCAATAGATACTTTAACTCAAGGAGTTCAAAGGAATTCTGCGTTAAGAGATCTAATTGGTACTGTAGTATTACCAATACCAAATAATGCTATGGATAGTAATAACGTGAGTTGGGGTTCTGATCATATGAACAATCTTACTGCTGCAGTTACTGCTTCATATATTCAAAATCCAGGTGCAGCTTTAACTGGAACAATGGCAGCACAAATTCCACAACTTGCCGGATTACCAATTCCACCTGCAGCACTAGCACAAATAGGTGCCATTATGGGTGCAGGTGGACTTCAAGCATTAAATAATCCTCAAGCAAAAACTGCATTATTATCATTATTATTAAACCAAGCAAACTTCCAAGTTTCTCCAGAGAGTATTCTTGCAAGAGGATTTGGTGTTATTCCAAACTCAAATCTTGAATTATTATTCAATAGTCCAACTATAAGACAATTTTCGTTTGCTTATAGATTAAGTCCAAGAAGTGAAGAGGAATCTAGGAATGTTAGAAAAATTATTAGATTTTTCAAGCAAGGAATGGCACCTAGAAAAATAACATCTCAAGCAGGAGGAAACTCCCTTTTACTAGGAACTCCAAATGTATTTAAATTACAATATAAAACTGTTGGAGATCAAGAAATTGAAGGTATGAATAAATTTAAAATATGTGCTTTAGTAGGATACTCAGTAAATTATAGTCCAGATGGACAATGGGCAGCATATGATAAAGGACAACCAGTGTCTGTAACTATGAACATGCAGTTTGAAGAGTTGGAACCAATTTACAATACCGATTATCAAGAAAGTGGACCACTGATCACCAGTGGAGATCAATCAAAAGTAGGTCCAAACGACGTAGGATACTGATATGGCATACTTTAACGAACTACCAAATTTACAATACGTTTCAAGATTTCCAAATCAATCTTCAAACGAAGATGTTACTCTGACAAAAAATCTTTTTAAAAGAGCAAAACTTCGTGAAGATATTGCCAATGTAGCAACTGCTTTCGATTATTATCAAATAAAAGGAAATGAAAGAGCAGATCAAATAGCAGAAAGAGTTTATGGTGATTCCGAATTAGATTGGGTAATATTAATTACAAACAATATCACAAATGTTCAAGATCAATGGCCTTTAGATGATGTAAGTTTCAGGAAACATCTTTTAGAAAAATATGGTTCTGAAGACAATTTATATAAAAGAAAGCATTATGAAACTATTGAAAGTCGTGATGAATATAATCGTGTAGTAGTTCCTGGAGGACTAGTCGTAGATGATGATATTAGTCAAGAATTTAAAACTACGGAAGAAAAGACTACATATAATCTTACATCATTCCCAAACACTACTCAACCATTAACTGTAAGTATAAATTTAAATCAAAAGATAAAAGTTACAAGTAGAGGAAATAAAACTAGTGATGTAATTATTGATGATATTAACATCACAACTTCAGTAATTTATGTAAGAGGTAAAGATAGAATTAGTAAAAGATCTGTAGTATTCCCAAATACTTTAAATGAATGGCCTAGAAGTTGGGGTGGTTCATTATCAATTAAACAAAGAAATGGAAATCAAATAAAAATTGATGTAGATGATATGATTGGAACTAAGGACATAAATATAGATACTCGATTATATGAAATTGTAGGAGAAGAATCTCCTACAGGTGGCATCACACCAGCATTCAGATTTAAATAAAAATGTCAACTCCATTACCAGGACTAACGATTAAAATTACATCTGAAACAGAATTAGAATATTTGAATACACAATATCAAATTATTCAAATTAGAAATCAAATTAAAGAAGTTACTAATTATGAATATGAATTAAGAGAAAGAGAAAATAAAAGACAAATTTTAATTTTAAAACCTGAATATCTATCAGTAATGCTAAGTGATATGAGAAACATTATGAAGTATGGTCCATCATCTCAATACATAGATGATAAAACTAAAAAAGTATATAATCCTAAATTAAAAAGTTAAAAAAAGACCCCCAACTGGGGGTCTTTTAATTTAATCACATCTCAGCAAGTTTCGAGAAATAATCTAGTGCATTATCTTCATCCTCATCTTCATCATCTTCAATGACAGTTGGTTTAGAAGATTTTGTTGGTGAAGATTTTTTCTCCATGAGTTTTTCATACTCATCTTCAACTTCATCTTCAACCTCAGGATCAATTTGCTTACGATTATTAGAACTCTTAAGTCCAAGAACCAGGTCTAGACGATTCTTCAAGTCATCATAAGATTTAAATTTCTCGGGATCAACAAAATCATTCAAGTTGTAGAGTGTATCATAAACTTTCTTAAGTTCATCATCATCTCCATCAAGAAACTCCGAGGGTGTAGAAAATTCAGATTTATCATAGTTCCAATAACCATCAACCTTACAGATCTTCAGTTTAAAATCTGCACCTGACCAGAAATCAAATGGGTTGATTGCTTCTTCATCTTGAAACTTAGGACGAAGTGCGGCATCAATCTTTTCAAAGATTTTTTTACCGTACTTAAAGATTTTAACCTTACCTTCATTTTCAGGATTAGCAGGATCTTTAATGATATAAACGTTAGAGTAATAAGAAAGTTTCCTCTTACGATCCCTTACAATGTTCTGTTTTTCTTTGCTACCAGTATTCCAGTCTTCCCTATTATGATCACAGACTGGACATTTACGACTAAGTGTAGTTGGACAATTATCAATTAACCATTGTCCACTAGGACCCTGGAAAGCATGATTGAATACTTGCACATACTCATCATCCCAATCACCCCCAGCAGGCATAAAACGAATTACTGCATACCCTGTGCCACTCTTATCCATGGAAGGTTTCCAAAACCTTTCATCATCAGATCCCCCACCACCATCATTAAGCTTTTCAACTTGTTTAATGAGTTTCTCAGTAAGAGAACCCATTTTAGATTGCTTTTTAAGATTAGCAAAGCTCATTGTTTTACCTCGTATTAAGTGTATTTGGCCTTTTTGACTTAGCTTGGATGCGGATTGTCTAGCCGCAATCATCATATCACAGTTCCAATCCTTCTTCAAGTTTATTGATGGTCCCCTGAAGAAGCTCGAAAAATTCGTCCATCCCCTGTCCCTCTAGTAAACCAAACATTCGTGCAGATTGCAAGATTTTATCTCGGGTCTCTTTAGCCTCGGGATCATCAGAAAGAGACATTCTAAAGAAAAGCAATTTTTGCTTCTCAAGAAAATCTTTCATCAATTGAAGATGTCCTCTCTTCTGTTCCTTTGCCATATAAGGAAGATATAAAACTTGCCGAACCAATTCCTTTTGCATTTCAGCAAGTTCATTAAGTGTTTCTCTCACTATTTCTGAACTAAAAAAATCACTCACAAATGGTCTCCTTCAAAATCTTTGAATACTTCTTAATATCTATATTTAGAAATGGTTTATACTTTTTAATTTTCATTCCCAAAACATCCCAAACTGGATCGTCTAAAATCTTATCGTAGTTATCTACGTAATTTAAAATATAATCAAGTATTACTAAAGTTTCAATAGATAATGCACCTTGCAAGTGTTTTTTAATTAAATCTGAATGGACTCCATTTTTACAAAGAAAAAATTCATTAAAATTTTCTTTGTGAATAAAAACTGAAGATTCAGTTTGAAATGCGTAAGACATACTTTGCATTCTTTTTTTCCATTGCAAATATACTTCTTCTCCGTTTCTTATTATTTCAGAAATGTATACTTGCTGCGGATTGTCACAATTAACAAAATTGGATACAAAAAAATCTCTTATGTCTTGTTCTGATTTTTTTCTAGATAACCTTTCAAAAAAATACTTGTCTGTCCTTTTATTGAAAGATTCTACAGAAGCTCTAGACTTACCACAATACTTAAAGTAATCATATGTATCTTTAGTAAAATGATTTTTTAATGCTAAAAATAATTTATAAACTTCAAAAGGTGTCACATCAAATTACCATTTTAGTTTTTGTAGTTTTTTTCAAGAAATTTAATTGAGTTGCATTGTGTCTAAGTT